CTGGCGACGAAGAAATGTATGATACAAACCCAGTACGTTCTCCAGTCGATACCGGGATGGGTGTACGCGCTCCTAATATGGGTAAGAAGTCTAAAGTTGGTAAAGCTATGAAGTCCGGTGGTACAGTTTCATCTGCGTCTAAGCGTGCTGACGGCTGTGCTGTTAAAGGTAAAACGAGAGGCAGGATAGTTTAATGGCGTTCAAAGACATTGCAAAATCAGGTGCTTTGGGTTTAGGTACAGCGCTAATTGCTAAAAACCCAGATATGCTTCGTGGTTTAGGTTTGGTAGTTATTATTGCCGCTAATAAACTAGACGACCGTTAAGAAAAGAAACGTCGTGAAGCTCAGGCAGGTATGGTTCCAGGTCAAGGCGGTCAAGCTCCAATGCCTATGAAAAAAGGCGGTAAAGTATCTTCAGCCTCTAAACGTGCTGATGGATGCGCTATCAAAGGTAAAACTCGTGGAAAGATGGTGTAATCATGGCCGAACAGTTTGACCTATTCTCTGAAGAGCCAAAGCAAGAAAAGCCAATGAAAGACGTAGGCGAAGGTAAACCTGTTTCTGGACAAAAGAAACTAAGTGGTGTGCCAGAACTTACAGACAAAGAGAAAGCAAAAGCCGCTAAAGAAGCGGCTTACAAAGAAGCGGCTGATGCGGAGAAAGCAAAAGACGCTAAGCGTGCTGCAGCGGTTAAACAACAATCTAGCGAACAGACACGCATGAACTTTGGCAATCCAGCGCTTGAAGCTGAAATGGACCGTCGCGCTCAAGAAAAAGCTGATAGAGATAAAGAAGCTAAAGATAAAGCTATGGCTCGTAAAGCTGAAAATGCTGAATACGCCGATAAGCGAGTTAAAGCTAGTCCTTTAACAGTTTCTTCTGAACTAGCTAAGATGAAAGAAATTTTAGCTAAACCAAAAGGTGGTGGCGGTGGTGTACCATCAGATAAGATGGATAAGATGAAGAAGATGAATTACAAATCAGGCGGTAAAGTTTCTTCAGCATCTAAACGTGCGGATGGCTGCTGCATTCGCGGAAAGACAAGAGCTTAATATGAGACCTAGTCGTGGTATGGGCGCAATCAATCCAAGCAAGATGCCTGGTAAAAAGGTAATCAAGCGCAAGGATAATCCTAATGATGTAGACCTTTATGCCGAAGGTGGCAAAGTTAAGTCTAAGGTAAATGCTGCAGGCAACTATACCCAACCAGGCAAGCGTAAAGCCATATTTAACCAGATTAAAAATTCAGCCGTTCAGGGCACCGCTGCAGGTCAGTGGAGTGCTCGTAAGGCTCAACTATTAGCCAAGCGCTATAAAGCGTCTGGTGGCGGGTATAAGTAAGTGAGTGGCCTTGCAAAAAGTCAGCGCTCTCTTAAGTCTTGGACCGCTCAAAAGTGGACAACTAAGTCTGGGAAGCGTTCAAGTGACACTGGAGAACGATACTTGCCAGAAAAAGCAATCAAAGCGTTGTCACCTGCTGAATACGCAGCAACAACCAAAGCAAAACGAGCAGGAAAAGCAGCTGGAAAACAGTTTGTAGCCCAGCCTAAGAGTGTTAAACAAAAAGTAAAGCCGTACCGAAAGGTTAAATAATGAGCACATCAGGTACAACGTCCTTTAATCTAGACCTAAACAACATCGTCGAGGAAGCCTTCGAGCGTTGTGGCTTAGAGCTACGTACTGGCTACGACCTAAAGACCGCTAGACGTTCTATGAACTTGTTGTGCATGGAGTGGTCAAATCGCGGCATTAATCTTTGGACAGTTGAGCAACAATCAATTGCTATGGTTACTGGGCAGCCAATCTATCCGTTGCCTGTCGACACAGTAGACATTCTTGATGCGGTTATCCGTACAAACAACGGCAGCACATCAAACCAGATTGACATCAATATCAGCCGTATTGCTGAGCCGACTTATATGTCAATCCCAAACAAACTAACAACTGGACGCCCAATCCAGATGTATGTCAACCGTCAATCAGGTATGGAAAATGCAACATCCGTTACCTTAGTCGGTAATATTTCTTCTACTGATACAACGATTACGCTTAGCTCTACAGCTAATATAGCCTCTGTGGGCTTTATTAAGATTGACAACGAGACTATCAGCTACTCAAACATCAGTGGCAATCAGCTAGTAAACTGCTACCGTGGGCAGAACAATACGACGGCTGCAGCACATACAACTGGTGCATCTATTACGGTTCAGAACCTACCGTGCGTAAATCTATGGCCTACGCCTAACCCACCAGGCAATCAGTACACATTCGTGTATTACAGACTACGTCGCATGCAAGATGCCGGTGTTGGCGGTAGCTTTGAGCAAGATATTCCATACCGACTACTTCCAGCATTAGTAGCTGGTTTAGCTTATTACATGTCTATGAAAAAGTCTGAAGTGTCCCCAGACCGTATCATGATGCTTAAACAAGATTACGAGCAACAATTTCAGTTAGCCGCTGACGAAGATAGAGATAAAGCGTCAGTGCGGTTTGTTCCACGTAACATGTTCTATTACAGGTAAGCATGCCTACTAAGTTTGCGTCAGGTAAAAATGCAATTTCCCAATGTGACCGCTGTGACCAGCGTTACAAACTAAGGGAGTTGCGTACCCAGACAGTCAAGACCAAGCCTTTTAAAATTAAGGTATGTAAGTCTTGCTGGGACCCTGACCATCCACAGTTACAGTTAGGTATGTACCCTGTGAACGACCCACAGGCAATACGTGAACCACGTCCTGACTTAAGCTATTTGGTTTCTGGTACAACTGGTTTGCAAGACCTGTTAACAGATAGCACAAGTATTCAAGGTATCGGGTTCCCTGCTGGGGGTAGTAGAGTAATTCAATGGGGCTGGAACCCTGTTGGGTTGGGTAACGACTATGGATTAACACCAAATACCTTGCTTGCCAACGGACAAGTAGGTATAGTCACAATAACAACTTCTTAGGAGTAAATCATGGGTTATAAATCAGGCGCAGATGGTATCACCAAACAAGGCAAAACTAAGGGTAAAAACCTTGGTGATTCAGGTCCAACAGTAGCGGCGCTAAAAGGCAAAGGCACAAAGACATCAGGTGGCGGTAAACGCAACATTGATATGAAAACTATGGGTCGTGGCTTAGCTAAAGTTGCTGCTCAAAAGCGAGGTTAATTATGGCTTACAGCATGAAAAAAGGCGGGAAAGAAGTAGGCCCAGCTTCTGTATATGCTGAGCCACATACTATGGATGGTAAAAAGATGAAAAATGCTAAAGACGCAGTAACTAAACCTGGCAACGGCGTTGACAAGGTAAATATGTCTGTTGGCGGTTATACCAAGGGTTGTTTTGACCCTATCAACAAGAACGGCGAAACAAAGATTCGTGGTACAGGTGCAGCTACTAAAGGCACTAAAGCACGTGGACCAATGGCCTAAAGGGTAAACCCTAATGAACTACGCTACTCTGTTTGAAACCATAAAAAGTTATGTAGAAAATGACTTTCCAGACCAAGGTTGGACTAGTTCAACTGGTTCTGGCACCGTTACGTTTACTGGTACCGAGCAGATTAATACGTTCATCCAGCAGGCTGAGCAGCGCATCTATAACTCAGTGCAGCTACCTGTACTTAGAAAGAACGTAACTGGCTTGCTAACAACAGGTAACAAATACCTTAATGTACCGACAGATTGGTTGTCTACTTTCTCTTTAGCGGTTATCCACCCAACTACTCAGGCACAAACTTATTTGTTGAATAAGGACGTAGAGTTCATCAGAGAAAGTTATCCACCGCCAGATACTTTAGGTACACCGCAGTATTACGCTATTTTTGACAACACAACGTTTATTTTGGGCCCAACACCCGATGCTGGCTACAACATGGAGCTGCATTACTTTGGATACCCAGATTCTATTGTGACCGCAGGTACTAGCTGGTTGGGCAATAACTTTGATTCAGTATTACTTTATGGCTCTTTATTAGAAGCGTACACCTACATGAAGGGTGAAGCCGACGTAATTCAGGGCTATCTAGGCCGTTACAATGAAGCTCTAATGCAGTTGAAGCAGTTGGGTGAAGGTAAAGACCGTCAAGATACTTATAGAACAATGCAAGCAAGGGTGCCAGTACAATGAACTTAGATACAGTAGACGGATTCATAGGCGGCAATGTTTCAGTGCTTTCAACATCTGGGCGTGGATTTACTCCAGAAGAATTAGCTGAACAAGCCTTAGACAAGATTGTTTATGTAGGTTCTAAGTCTCACCCAGTGATTCGTGAACAAGCAGAAGCATTTAAGAGCAACTTACGTATTGTTCTAATTCAGTATTTGCAACAAGCGGTGCGCTCAGACCGTACGACCATAGCTAATCGTCTAAGAGAAGCTGGTCACCCTGAGTTAACTATTTTATTAAAAGATTAAGGAGTCCTTAAATGGCTATTTCTCAAGCAATGTGCACTTCATTCAAGGCACAATTACTACTCGGAGTTCACGATTTCCGTCCTTCAGCTCAAGCTGGTGCCGACACATTTAAGCTAGCTTTGTATACATCTTCAGCTTCACTAGATGCTAATACAACTACTTATACAGGTTCAGACGAAGCTACTGGTGTTACAGCTGGTGGTTTGGCGCTAACTAACATCGGTGTTGGTACAACAAATATTAACGCTACTGCTGGTACAGGTTTTACAGACTTTGCGGATTTAACATTCACAAACGTAACTACAACGGCTCGTGGCGCATTAATTTACAACACAACACCTTCTACTAATGACAATGCTAACGTTGCG